ATATGAAAACATTACTCAACGTAGTCATCAATGAAGATGATCAAATAGAGATCCATTCAGGGTTTGACTCTAATCTTGCAACACTAGGTTTCTTAGAAGTTATTAAAACTGTTTTAGTTGAGAGATCTGGGTTTATTCAAGAAGAAGATGGTACACTAGAAGAAGACAGTATAGCATATCCAATAATTAATACAAATACTCAGGCATAATGGCATACATAGAAGGTAATTTTCCGCCACTTAAAGTATTTCTTAGAAATGAATATATGTATCAAGGTAAAGAAGGTAAAGGTGAGTTTACTCCGGCTGTTGTTTTATCTGTAAGATGCTTACCAGGACAGGCTGCTTTATTTCAAGTACTTCTAGAAAACGGAGTAGTTAGAGATAAACTACCTAGTCATGCTCTTCTAACAGAACTAGAATTACCAGAAAAAGATTTACCCTTTCACTATTTACAAATATGGAATTGTTTTAGTCACAATTTTACAGTTACTTCTATAGGTTATTTGTATGATACTAGAGTATCTGTGTACATGAAAGATAAAAATTGGTATGAAGGAAACTACTATGCTACTATAAATTGGGGGTCCCCAGGGGCTGATTCAGATATAACTCTTGCAGAAGATCCTATGGAACACAAAAGTCATCATGTTATTTTATTAGATAATGGCCAAATAGCTTTACAACCCAATAATAGAATAAAGTGGTCTGAACCTAGTTTTGTAACTAAACCATTCCCAGAAAAACCAGATTATTTAGTAAACAAAGAGTATTACAATTGTGAAGGTTTTGATAAATGGCATACAGAAGATTCAGAAAGAATGTTTTACGATAATGAATAAACTAATATAACTATGGCTAAAATAAAAGAATCCACAGTCAGAACAAGACTTTCTAAAAAAATTTCTAGAAAAGGTGTTCATGCTAAAACCAAAAGCTCTAAAAGCAAAAGTTCAAAACTTTACAAAAAATCTTATAAAGGACAAGGTAGATGATAGAAACATATATAGAAAAACCCAGAGAAATTAAAGCTATTCAGTGGACTGGTAAAAATAAAAAAGAAGTTTTGGGATTTTGTCCAGTAGCTCATGTATCTTATAATAATGTATTAACAATGTTAGCTCCGGAAGGCCCTTCTAGATTGTTAGAAGGTGACTACATAATTAAAAAAGAATCTGGATCTTATACTTATTCTAGGCCAAATGTGTTTAATATTAAATATGAAAAGAAATGATTAAAGAAACCAAAGTTCCTACATTAGGAGAGCAAGTATTTGAGTGGAGTTTAGAAACAAAGCCAGCAAATGCTTCAGAAGAAATTAAAGAGCTTTTTGTTAAAGTTTTAAATTTAATGGGGCAGGAGTACCAGCAAGGAGCAAAACATCCTATGAAAAGTTTGTTATTTGATCATGCACTAGGAGAAGTAGTGAATGCTCAATTAGCAGTAAATAAAGTATTAACAATTAAACACTATACAGATGAAAGTACTCGGGAAGAGAATTCTGCTAATTAAACCAGAAACCAAAAAAAGTTCTTTAGAACTTAATGAATTTGAAAAAGCTCAAATTGAAAGAGAATTGATGGCACAATGGACACATTTAACTGTACATGCCATAGGGGATGATGTAACTAAAGTTGCTACCGGGGATGTTGTGTATGTATATGCTAACTCTTTAGCGAATGCAGAAATAGTTGAAATAGGTGAAACTAAAATGCTTATTATCAGTGAAGCTGAAGTAGCTATTAACTGGTAATTGTTTTTTTAGTACTGTTTAAAAGAAGAGTCTATTAGGTAGACTCTTTTTTTGTTTAAATTAATTTGATAGTTAAGTTTTTATTTCGTATATTATCTATATAAAACATTTAAAATCATGGAAAGAATAGACATTCAAAACTTTAGTAAATATTACCGTAAGAATGATGGTAATGCTACATTGGCTCGTGTAGGTCATGTAAATTACTTGCTTGATTTAATCAATCAAATCACGGAAAATGTTTACGCTGATAATGCTGCTGCTCTTGCTGCCGGTTTAGAAGTAGGTGCTTTGTATTCTACAGCTGCTGGTGCTGTTAGAGTAGTAGTTTAATAATTTAAAACTAGTACTATGTCAATAGGAAATACTAAAACCGATGGGAATAAGGGAAATAACTTTCCTTACCAGCATAATGTACTAAAAGGTTTACAAGCGGTTTTGCAAGATCTGCAAAACTTGCTTGTTAACACTACAGGTCTTGCTACTGAAAGTACTTTACAAAATGTAGAAACTAATACTACAGGTGTACAAAGAAGAGCTAGATTTTTAAGAGAAACGTCTGCAGGAAACTTAAGTTCTTTAGCTCCTATTTATTCTGTATCAGTGGCTAATGTAGGTGCATCGGGAGGCTTGGTTCAAGGTACTCTTATTTATCCAGGTGAAATTGTAAATTTTTCAGCGGATGCTTTAAATAATTATTTTGCAGATTTTGCGTATGACGGAACAGGAACAGAATTGTTGATTATATTTGTTACTTAAAGGTGTCTACTGTTATAGATCTAAATAGAATCCCAGCAACTGTTAACACAGGACTGTTTGCTCAAACAGCAAATAGTGTTCCTATTACTAATACTGCAGTTGAAACTTCTTTGATTAACGGAGGTGTAGGTACATTATCTGTACCGGCTAACGGGTTTAAAGTAGGGGATAGTTTTAGAGCTGTGGTAGCAGGAGTGTTAAATACTGCTAATAATCAAACTATCAGAATAAGAGTTAAATCAGGAGCGGCTGTATTATTAGATAGTTTAGCTCAATCAATTAGCAATATCACTAATGATGTATTTTCTTTGAATATAGATTTTACTATTAGAAACCTCGGAACAGCCGGTGTAGCTTCTATAGTTACACTAGGAACTTTTCATTATGCAAAAACATCAAATGCAACTGTTCAGGGATTTGCTTTTAACGTAATTAACTCTACTACTTTTAATACTACTGTACTGAATACTCTTGATATAACAGTAGAATGGGGAGCAGCTAATCCAGGAAACAATATCTATAGTGACATATTCATTTTAAATAAAACATATTAAAATGAGTACATTAATACAATTGTTAACATCATCACCCCCACCATCAACTCCAAAAGGACAGATGCCTTTAAAAACATTCCAAACAACGCCACAAGGCAGCGGAACGGATGGAGATTTAGAACAAGGTTATGGGGTGTCTTTATTAGTATTACCTTACAACAATCCTTTTGGAACAACGGAACGATTCACTGCACCCGATGGCTCACAGACATACACGGATGCAGTTGCTTGTGATTGGCTATCTTGGAACGATTCAACAAACACCGTTTTGATGATTCATTTTGGAAGCGCACCAACACAAGTATTAGCAGCCAACCGCAGCCTTGCAGATGGAATAACGTACATAAACGGGCTTACGGTTGGTGGTTATTCAGGATGGAATATGATTAACAAAAACCAATTGTTATTTTTAACTGAGGATGAAGCGGGTTTGAATAGTTTGAATTACGCACCGTTTAATATTGGGGCATTAGCTATTCAAACAAATACAGCGTATTCAGCAACAAGTAGAGCAGTTAGAGAGGCAACGGGCAGATTGTCAGCATTGACAACCACAGCACGAACCTTAGCGGTTAGAATAGGCACAGTATCAGGCACAGTAATATCTTAGACTATGAAATATAAATTTGACAATTATAACATGGAAATCATTGACCCTACAATCGTCAGGCTGCAATACACTGGCGAACACGGGTCACAATCTATGCAGGTGGCAGCCACGTTACAGACTCCCAATGGTTCACGCTTTGGCGGCATTGACTTAGGAGTGTTTGTATATGCTGAGCCTTTTACGGATACTCAACTTATGGCGTGGGCTTTAGCTGAACTTGAAAATTACAGAGTACCATAAAGGATATATGCAGAATTTAAAATTAACTAACTATTATAACCAAAGTAAACCAACAGAAACAATAATTTACTGATGACTATATAATTAACATTATGAAAAGTTTTACATTTACTACCATTATAGCATCTATATGTACCATATTATCACCGGTTGTTCCTATGATTGTTTTAGCTATTTTAATGATATTTATTGACACAGCATTTGGTATTTGGCGGACTGTGCAGTTAAGAGGTTGGGATAATGTATTAAGTAAAAAACTATCAGATATATTTGGAAAAATTATAATTTATAGTCTTGCTATTCTTATGGCATTTTTTGTAGAAAAATATATAGCCGCGGATCTTATAGCAGAGTTTATTTCAGTAGAGTTAATCATGACTAAAATTGTAGCGGGAGCAGTAGTCTATACAGAATTAAAAAGCATAGATGAAAAATATAAACAAGTTACAGGAAAAAGCTTTTTAAGAGGTCTTAGAAAAATTGTAACTAGAGCTAAAACAGAAAAAGACAATCTAATTAATTAATCATGTTACTTAAAGAAGGAACCAAAGGAGAAAGAGTTAAAGAACTTCAAAGAATTCTTAATCTTTCTAAAGTAGACGGTCTTTATGGTCAAATTACTAAACAAGCTGTTATAGCGTTTCAGCAAAAAAATGGACTTAAACCAGATGGTGTTGTAGGAGCTAAAACATGGAAAGTTTTAGTAGATTCTCAAAAACCTATAAAACCTGTATATGAGCCATTACCAAAAGCTGAGGATTTTTCAGATCCTGATGATCAGCTTATTGTAGATATTGTTAAAGAAGAATGCCCTACGTCTAAAAAGCTACAAGAGCTTGCTGCACTTATTCTTAATTTTAAATACACAAGAACAATAAGAAGAATTATATATCATTGTACTGCAACACAACCTTCTGCTACAGTTACTTCTATTCAAAATTATTGGAAAAATAATTTGAAATGGAAATCTCCTGGATATCACATTATAGTAACAGCAGATGGCTCTTGGACATTACTTCAAAATTTTAATTTGCCTTCTAATGGTGTTGCCGGCAGAAACAGTGATTCTATAAATATAAGTTATGTAGGAGGTATCAATCCTGCAGGTAAAGCTCAGGACACAAGAACTATAGGACAACATGAAGTATTTGAAGCTTGTTATAGACTGTTCAGTGAAGTATTACCTAACGCAACACATCATGGTCATAATGAATTCTCTAATAAAGCGTGTCCCAGTTTTAATGTAAAGAAGTGGATCTCTTCTTTGAAAAAATTATAAATATTTGTGTACTAATTAATTTAGTATTATATTTGCCCTGTAATTTTAAAACTAACATTATGTCAAAAGAAAAAGTATTAGGTATAGTAAGACACATTCTTACATTTGCCGGTGGTATTATTGTAGCAAAAGGTTTTATTCAAGAAACTGCTAGCGAAGAATTAATTGGTGGTCTTATGACACTTATTGGTGTTATTTGGTCTATTGTAGATAAAAACAAAACTGTATAATGAACTCTCCAAAAAAAAATAACAAACCTGTTATTTTTTTAGTCCTAATATCTTTGATATTAGGGCTTTTTCTTGGAGGTGTTTTCAAGAAACAAAAAACAAGTAACAACTCTTTAGTAGATGTTATAAACTATAAAGATACAGTTATGTATTATAAGTCTAAATCCGGAAAGTTGATTGCTTATAATAAATCTCTTACTCTTTCATACAAAGATCTTAAAAGAGCTAATGATTCTTTATTTAAAGAAATAGAAGATCTTAAAATTAAAAAACCTACTACTATTACAATAGTAAAAACAGAAATAGTAGTTAAAGAAATAACTGTTCCATATCTTGTTGAGTTACCATGTGATTCATTTTCTATTCCGTTTAATTTTAATGATTCTTGGGTTTCTATAGACGGGAACAGTAGTAATTCTGGTTTACGGTTTGACTCTATTAAGCTAACTAATGATATGCTCATTGTATCAGGGTTAAAAAGAAACGGTTGGTTTAAACCCTCCGAAACAATTGTTTCCGTAAAATCTGAAAATCCATATGTTAATGTTACGGGTCTACAAAATTATACAATCAAAGAAAACTCTCCATTTTATAATAAGTTGTGGTTTAAAGCGCTACTGTTTACAGGTGGAGTAGCTACTGGTGTTATAATCTCAAGATAACTTTTTTCCTTTTCCTTAATATTAAACCTTCTAACTATTAGAAGGTTTTTTTATTTAAACTTGTTTAGTTTAAACTTTATATGTTATATTTGTAAAAAATATAACTAATATGGAAACCAACAAAAAATTTACAGAAGATGAGTTGATTGCAAAAAAAGAAGAAATGTTGCAATTTTACAAAGAATCTATGACTTATCTAGAGGCACAGTATGCTTATGAAAAGATACTTGCTGATATAGATGAGCAAAGATTTAAAAGATCTCAAATTCAGTATCAACTAGCAATGATGCATGTAGCTCAGGAGCAAGAAGATACACCAGAAGAAGAGTTAACAGCTAAAACAAAAAAACTAAAAACTCAGTAAAATGGCTTTAGTAAATCGCATTGAGAAAAAGGCTGTAATGCAAAAATGGGATTTAATTAAATTTCAAATACTCACTTATTGTTATCTTAATAGGGTATCAATAAGTGAGTCTGAGCTTAATTTTTTAACTTTATTAAGTTTAAACGAACCTGTAGAAACTACAAATTTTTGTTTTGATGTATCCGAAGAGGAATCTTGGATTTTTAAATCACAACAATCAGCAAGAAATGCTATTAATAAATGTGAAAAAAAAGGCTTAGTAATTAAAGATCCTGATAATAAAAAACAAATTAAAATAAATCCTGAATTGCGTTTGGGTAAAGATGGTAATATTTTATTTGAACTTAAATTTTTTGCTAAAGATGGTCCCGATAAGAGCTACAAGTTTGATTAATCCTGTTGCCGAAGAACTTAATATTTCAGAAGAAATGTTAGAGGACATGGTAATTTTTTATTATAACAATTTAAGAAAAACTTTATC